ACGACACACGCCGTGCCCCCCGCCCTGAAGCGACCATGCCAGCGCGTCCCGTGGGAGAGCTTGGCATCGAGCGCGGCAGGGTGTCGCCCGTGGACCCCGACTTGGCGGCTGCTGTGGAGGACATCCGTGGGGGTTACGCGGAAAGGACTGCTAGGGAGTTGGAGGGGGGGAGCGCAATTTCTGATAACAGAGATCGTCAAAAGCAATTCCTAAAAGAGCGGGGAACAACGATTGAGGCTGCCAGAAAACTACCAAAGAAAAAGCAGGTCAAACTGCAATCCGATTACGAAGTCTGGCTAAAGACTGATGCTGGATTCAGAATTCCTCCGCAAGCAGGCGATGCAACGGGGTGGAAGAGCACGAAAGATTGGCGCAAGGCTATTGACCAAGTTCCAGACATTTCAGACAAACTTGACTGGCTGCAAGCTGTGGCAAACAACCGTGGGAAAAAAGCGACGGCATTGGATTTGTCAGACGCATTGAACAAGGTTGAAGCGTTACGAATAGAGTGGCCTGAATATAGCGAAATCGGAAACGTGCTGTGGGGCATAGCGCTGAACCCGGCAGCATCGGCAGAGACGAAAGCTATGGCATTAGCAGCGCGAGAAGACTTGCTTTCGCAGGGCGGAAAGTTCCCCGATAAGTCAAGCTCGCAGCCCGTCCCTCCCGCAGTCCTCGCGGACTATCCCGAGCTGAAGCAGAAGGGGGAGGGGAAGGCATCCAAAGAGGCTGAGGACTATCGAATGCAGCATCGCCCCAATAGCGATGGCCCTCAAGCGCACGACTTGCTATCCACAGAATTGGCTCCTAGAGACATCTACGATAGACCAGACTATTACTCAGGCGAGCCAGCTAGTAAGGCGTTCAGGGAAAGCGTCTCCGCCCTTAGAAAAATTCGCGGGAAGCCGGACGCTGAAATCACAGTGTATCGAGCATCTCCCAAAAACTTACTTAATGAAGGGGATTGGATTTCGTTTTCCAAGTCGTATTCAAAGCAGCACGGCATGGCTGACGATCCATCGAAAGACGTGCCTGTTCACGCATTCAAAGTTAAGGCTCGTGATGTTCGGTGGGCCGGGGACACGCTTGAGGAGTTCGGCTATTACCCATCAAAACCCCAACCTCCCTATGCCCCTCAAGAGCAAGCGCCAGTGGAAGTTCTTCGCAATCAACCACCCGGAACTCCTGCACAAGTGGCAGAAGGAAAGCCCGGTGAAGTATCGCAAGCTGCCGGACAAGGTGCGAAAGAGGCGCGTGACAAGAGTAAGCCTGAGCAGATGACGCCGGAGGAGTTCGCCCCGAAGGCTGACCCCATCAACCAAGGATTGTTCAAGAGCAAGAAGGAAGCGGCAGAGCGTCTGTTGAGCATGGTGGAAAGGATTCGCAGCAGCAAGCAGATGTCTGACATTCTTTTACAGTATGGACTGAAGCCAGAAGACGCTTATGAGGTTTCCAAAACCGAGCGTGGAAAGTGGAGTCTTGGAGCAACCCACAAACATCGCGTCGCCTTTGCGCTTCTCGAAAAGAATCCTGTCTCATCCGCCGCCGTGGACACCTACGGCATCAAGCTCCCTCCCGGCTACGTCCGTGAAGGCGACCTCTACGTGTATCGCCCGGAAGCAAAGCCGGAGCAGGCTCCATCTGTAGATGTCGGCGAGCGGCAAGTCCTCGACGAGATCGCCAAGCTGAAGTCCGTAACTGGTCCGCTGAACAATTCCGAGCGGATTGACTTGAACGAGCTGCGCCTGTCTGCGCAGAACAAGAAGCTGTCCCGGCTAAGTCAGGCTTATCTGGAGAACTTGGAGGAGCGGTCTGGAGGTGGAGGTGTGCAGTATTCTCTCGGTAAAGCGGTAGAGGTTAGCGACCCAGGCAAGGAGGCTGCGAAGACGGCTAGACCGTGGACTACAACAGCCACATACAGCAGGGCTTTGGCTGATGTAATCAAGGAAGGCGACGACGTTCTCGATTACGGCTCCGGGCCATACCAGCTAGTAGCTCCCAAGGTTCAATCGAAGGGAGCCACCTACACGCCATACGACAAGTATCACGGCATCAATCTCGATGCGTTGAATGTGAAGCGAGACGTTGTTATGGGCAGCAATGTCCTTAACGTGCAGTCGAAGTTCGAGGACTCGGAGGCGAACTACAATGCCACACTAGATGAGATGGCTTCCTTGCTGAAGCCGGATGGAAAGCTGGTCGTGAACATGCCTTCCAGCGGACCTCTTGCTGACTGGATGACTCCGAAAAGATTGCAGGTTGACTTGCTGGAAAGGTTCAGCTCTGTGGTTAGGAAGGGTGAAACCTTCGTAGCCAGCGGGTTAAAGAAATCCAGCAACCTGAACTCCCTCGGGCAAACCCCCTCCGCACGCCCCGCCCAGTCGCTCTCCAAGATGCAGGTGGAGCAAGCGGTGCGAGAGCTGTTCTTTGACAGCGCCACCCCGCCGAACTTTCAGGTCACGCACAACTACGGGAAGGTCTTCAATGGCCGCGAGGTGCGCGGCTGGTATGACCCCGCTACCGGGACCATCTGGTTGAACGCCGCTTACCTGCGCTCTCCGCAAGAAGCTCGGGCGGTGTTCGTGGAGGAAGCCTTCCACGCGATCCAGAATGACAAGGTTGTTCAGAAAGAGCTTTCCAGACTGGTTGCCTCGCTCACCCCGGAGCAGCTTGCTGAAGCGCGGTCAGCTTACGGGAACATATCCGAGGAACAGCTTCGCATGGAGGCGGTGGCGGATATTTTGGAGAAGCAGCAGTTGACGCAGGAACAGCGGGGGATGCTCTCCCGACTGTGGGATGCGGTGCTGGGTGCTATTCAGAGGCTCTACGGGAAGTTCACCGGGAAGGTCTTCACGGAGAGGGATGCGCAGGATGTGCTGGCGAAGGCTCTGAAAGCGGCGGCTGCTGGGCGACGCTCTTTGAAGAGTGGCGGGGAGGTGTATGGGGGGGGGGGGGCGCAGAACCAACTCGACCAGCAATACCTCGCAGCGGTCCAGCGCGGGGACATGCAGGAGGTGCAAAGGCTGGTGGATGAAGCTGCGAGGGGGGCGGGGTATTCGGAAACACTATTTCATGGCCGCAACGATAAGAGGACGGTTCTCCCAACGGAATCCGGCTTGTTTTTATCCACTGAAAGGGTGGCGCGAGATTATGGCACGCCAAAACGCCTAAGCGTCAATCTTGGAAGGATCGTTGACTACGAAGAGTTTTTGCCAGCACTGCAAGGCGTAATCAGTGAGCGTGTCGGGAATTGGTCTGAAAGCGATATTGCTTCGCACAAGAAGATTGCCGACATCTATGGGCTTGAAAGCGGAGCTGAAGCGTTGGACCAAAGCGCGAGATACGCCCTGCAAAGCAACCCAGATCAGACAGATGTGGATAGTTTTTGGTTCCTTGGACGAGAAGCGCTTGCAGCCGTTGAGGCTGATTCAATTCGCAGGGACTACACGTTTGGTGGTGGCCAGCCGTCCGGCATTGACGAGTTCATAGTCTTCAATCCATCCCAAATAAAATCCGCCGACCCAATCACCTATGACGACTCCGGCAACATTATCCCCCTCTCACAGCGATTCCAGCAGGAGTCGCCGGACATCCGGTATTCGCTGGGTGAACGTGTCCAAGGGCCACAAGAAGATAATCTCGGAGCGAAATATACTGACGCCCTCCGAGCGAGCGAATCTGCTGGAAGCCGCCAAGACTTTCTACGGGGAACGGATGCTCAAATCGAAGCGGCTATCACTGGTGCCGATGTCTCTGCTGTGGTTCGCGAGGGAGTCGGACGTGGAGCAAGGGACGGCGGCAGAGTTCGCGGACTACGTTCTGGCACCGAGTCGGCGGCTGGAAAGGCTGTTCCGAAGGTTCGGGTATTCATTTCGACAGATGCGCTGGATTCGTCCGCCCGGAAAAACGCTGAGATTTTGGCCAGCCGAATCTTTCCAACCGAGTCAGGCTCGCAGGCGGCTGCACTTTCGGATATGGATGAGTGGGATTTCGTTCTTACCGCTGCTAGGCGCACTCCCTTTTTCGTCACCATATTTTCGGCGGAAGGTGAGAAATCGCCGCTGGCGCGCACGCAAGCGCTTGCGGATGGAACGCCAGCAATCGTCTTCAACACGACCAACCTTGGGAAGTTCAACCTACAAGACCCCGCCACAGCCGCGCAATTCGACGGCGTTCTCTCCGAAGAGCTAATCCACGTTGCTGCCGTTTCGGTCACGTCACAGAAAGAGGCTCAAGATGTTTGGGCATCGCTTTCCGACAAGGAGAAGAAGGCTGCCGAGCGCAGCTACAATCGCCGCCGCAACAGGGATGCGCTTTCCGATTACGAGCTTGGCCACGAATACCTTCGCATGGTCATTCAGCAGCGGATGTTCGGCAAGACCACCGAGCAGGTGGAGCTTCGCATCACGGAGCCGGTAAAGAAGTTCCTCCGCAAACTGCTGAACTTCATAAAGGAGGCTTTCGGGAAGAAGCCTGAGAACGACATCGCTCGGCAGCTTGTCTCCCGCATTGAATCCGCTCTGAACGGCGAGCTGCCAAGGCAGTCTTCCATCATCCCTTCAGGAACCTCGCTCGCCACCAACATCTCCCAGTCCGACGCCACCGAAGTCCAAGGCCGCGCCATTGAGCCTTCCCTCGTGGCCGCTGCTTCACGAGCTGTAGCAGACCTTGGCAGGCAGCAGGTTGAGGAGTTCGAGCAGGCGGGGCGGCAGCTTGAAGGACTGGCCTACGAAAGTAAATCGTTCAGGGATGCACGCTCCGAGCTGAATAATTTGGTGAGCCTCCATGAAGGCAGGCTCCGGCAGCTTCCCCAAGACCGCGTGACGGATGACATGCGGGCGAACATCCGCGATGGCGTCTCCATCGAGAACTTCCAAATCGTCGTCGGCGATGAGCTGGTCACAAAGCTCGCTCAGATGGGAGTCCAATTCCGGCCTGAGCTGGTGAAGGCACTGCAAGCGGAAGTCTATTTCGAGCAGCAGGCGCGGAGGCTCGTGGACAACCTTGGAAAGCTGGCCACCCTGAAAGAGCTGAAGGACTACTACACCCGCATCAAGGCTCCGGCAGATGAAATCCTGAAGCTGGACAAGTTGATTGCCGCCAAGGAGAAGGTGGTGGCGAACCTCACGCCAGTTACCACCAACCGTGGGCGTGGACAGCAATCCATCGGCGAACGCGCCGGTGAGATTACCCGTGCGAACGCTTCCAAGGTGGAGCTTCAGGCGAAGCGCGATGCGCTCACCTTAGAGCCTGTGCAGGAGTTCTTCGGCAAAGGCATCACCGAACTGCGCGACCTGTCGGAGAAGGCCAAAGCGGCGGCGGACCTGACCCGTGCTCTGATGGATTCCTCCACGTCCATCTCCGAGGTGGCACGCCTTGGGGAGATTTACGACAAGTGGGCTTCGTTCGACCAGACCGTGAAGGATGCGCTGAAGAAGGGCACGCTCACGGAGGAGCAGCGGGCGTCCGTATTGACCAGCTTGCAGAAGTCCTTCGACGAGTTCGATATTGCGAAGTCGCAGATGGACGACCTTTTGAACTCTGAGGAGAAGGGATTGCTCAAGGACATCCGGCTGGCGGAGACTGACATCGCCGACGCCAAGGTGACTTCCGGTTTGGCTGATGTCCTCGTGGCGGACGCTTTGAAGGCTGCCAAGGGGGAGATGGGGTTGACTGGCACTGTCGGAGACGCTGCGAACATCGCCAACCTTGAAGCTTCCACGGGTGCTATCACCACCCTGGCCGCGAACCTGGGCCGCACGCTCGACCAGAACCGCTGGCTCTACGACTTCCTCATGGCTCCCGGCGACATGCCTGCTTTCGGAGCGAGCGTTGCTCAGTCTCTCGGGCTATCTGAGACGGCGCTTCGGGAAGTGCTGAAGGTTGTCCAGCAGTCACCCTCCCTTGCGAGTGCCATCGTGACGCTCACCGATGATGCTGCTGCGAAGCTGGCGAACAGTCCTCCGCTTCAGATGCAGTCCATTGCGCAGCTCGCCACGAGTGGGAATCCCGTGGGGATGGCTCTGGCAGCGAATCTTACCAGCCAGATTGTCCAGCAAGCCAACGCGCAAGGCACCAAGGCGAATGCTGCGAGGCAGACCGCCGCACGGCAACTTGCCCAGAGCGTCCTTCGACTGCGCACCTTACAGCAGGGTCAGGCGTTGTTCAATCAGACGGCCAACTCTCCGGCGTTCCAGCAGTTGCAGGGAGCGGCGAATGCGGGGGCGGCGATTGCACAAAAGATGGTGGTGCTCGGGCCGACGGGGCCGGTGCTGCGCGGCTTCAAATCCGCTGCCAAGGATTATCAGCCAGAGTTGAAGATTGACGTGGATACCAATGCTCTGGAGCTTGGCAAGACACGGGACAAGGTGTGGAAATACCTCCAGAACGCCGAGCAGTATGTCGCCGACTACGAAGCTGCTGCGGCTCTCCATGCAGCGAATCCAACGAATCCTTCACCATCACAGCTTGGCTTCGATGTCGCCGACTACAACGGACTGAGGTTTGCCATCGAGAACCAAATCTGGCCGATGTTCCTGAACATGGGCGACATGGACGATGCTGCCAGAGCTGCTCAATACCTGACTCCTGTGGCGGTGCGGAAGCTGATGAAGGCTCCCATGTTCATCAAGGAGGTCTTCAGCCAGTATGAGCAGATTGGTAAGATGGTCGGAGGGTTTGCGGGTAACACCTTCCGCCAGCAGATTGCCAAATACAAACGCGGCTACCTGAATGCAAAGCGGGTTGCTTCGCAGTTCCAAGACCTGCCCAAGCTGCAATCGGCTGCGATGCGGTCGCACAACATAAAGAACGAGGAGTCCTACCGGAGACTCTTTAACGAGATGGCGCACTACGGACGCCTGTTCGGAACCCCGCTTCGGGTCGGGTTCACGCTGCCTATCTCCAATCAGATTGTCACCAAGGAGGACATGGAGTTCCTGAAGCGGACACTCGCGTTCGAGGAGAAACTCCGCCGTGAAGTCACTGAGATTGATCCGGTCACGGGTGTCCGCTACATGCGCGGCGGTAAGGAAATCACCCGTAGGGGTGCCTACGTCGGCGACCTCGGTATGCCGCGCCACTTGAACCGCGACGCCACGCAGTTCATTGCGGATGTCACCAACGCCTACGCTGCCACTCCCAAAGGCTTCACGACTGCTACGGACCTTTCCTCCAGCAGCACGGATGAAGCGGTCAAGTATTGGAACCAGCATCTTGGAACCCTGAAGCAGCACATTCTGGACAGCCTGCGCACCGACCGGACCTTCAAGCAGACTGTGGAGATGGCGGCGGCTGAGAAGCGCATTGCCGCTCGATGGCTGGCAGGAAACATGAATCAGGTGAACAGCGTTCAGGACTTGGTGGACCTGATTGCCGCTGAGATTCCTGCTACGAATGGTATCAACCCACTGGACACCGCTCGGCAGGGACTCAACAACGAGCTTCTGCAATACGTCAGCCATGCGCAGCGAATCCAGAAGGAACGTGCCGAGGACAACGCCAAGACCAGCGGGTTGTCCATTGCGCTGTCTTCCGACAACGAATTCACCAAGCCTGCGGCGAACTTGGAGCTGCCGTCGGAATACTACGACTATGGGGCAGTCAGTGGAATTGACCGCATCACGGCGCTCTCTCGGGCGAACCACTCTTCACTCGTGGACTTCGCCAACTCGCTCCGGCTTTCCATCACGGAATTGCAGAACCGGATTGCTCGGCTAGGGAAAGCCACCACAGACAAGGAGCGGGAAGCCATTCTGGAGAACTACAAGGGCAACCCGCAGGAGATGCAGGACGTGCTGGATCTGCTCAGGAACTCCCTGAAGAACTTCGAGGACAGCTACCGTTCAGGTGGACCAGACATCATCCCGACGAAGCTGGGGCAGAAGCTCTTGAAAGCGACCGTCGGAAGCGTGCTGGCCAAGGTGGAAATCGCCGCTCGCAACCTTTCCCAAGGTCAGATTCAGGTGCTCACGAATCTGTGGGCGATGAACTACATGAGCGCCTCGCTGGCTGCGTGGAAAGCCTTGTCGAATGTTCCTCGTGGCGTAATCAACACGGGCTATCTCGTGGCGCGGAACATCGCCGGATTTGCAGACCGACGCCTCGGACGCGACCCACAGTTCCAGCGCACGCTAAAAGGTGCTGTTGACATGCTCGCGGATGGCACCTTCAAGTCCGCCCAGCTTGCACTCTTGAAGCCTCGGGTCGGAGCGCAGAATGCTCGGGCCAGTTTTGAACGGGTCCAGGCACTCGGCTTTGACATCAGCGATGACTGGTGGGAAACCGCCAAGCAGGCATGGACTGAAAGCGGACAGTTCAGAACACAGCTTGATCAGGATAACGCCAGCGCGGGCAAGACTGCGCGGCTGCTCAACGTCCTTGAACGCATTGCGAACACGGGTGCGGATGGATTCAGTGCATTCGTTCGCGGAAGTGTTCTTGAAGCCAGCGACCTAAACATGAACGCCCTCTCGCTGGGCTTGGTCGGCAACATGGAGCAACGCCTTGGAGAAGTGGCGATGGTGTTCGGCAAGCGGCTTACCGACGCGGGCATCACGGAGATTGATCCAGCCAACAAGGACGCAATCCTAAAACCGAACGAGTGGCTACCATCCCTGAACCAGCAGACCGCCACGAACTCCTTGGCAGAGATTCGCAAGTTCCTTGAGAGCAGCGCATCCTCGGAAGGGTTCCAATTGGAGAAGAGCCTCCTGCAATACTATCAGGACAAGGTGGCTGGAAAGCCTGCTCGGATTTTCAATCAGCGCACATTTGATGCGGTGCAGCGGAGCATGATTGCGGAGAACAACGCCGCGCTCCCGACCAACCGCGCCAGCGCAGGACAAGCCTCGACGCTCTGGCGGACCATGCTTGCCCTGACCGGCTACCCGGCAGACGCCATGCTGAAGCTACTGCGGGTGTCCACTGGTGGCTCACGGGACCGGAAGGTTGTGCTGCAAGCGTTAAGCAAGATGACTGCGGCTATCGGATTCGCCGCAATGGCCATCCTCTTCCAAGGCGCAGGCGACGCTGGCAGCGAGTTCCTGAAGCGCAAGCTGCAAGGGAAGAAAGCTGACCGGGTTACTCCTTTGGACGCTGACTTCTGGACAGACCCCGACCACATGACTCGGGCGATGGGTCGCTACCTGCTGATGAGCGCCTACTACCTCGGCGACTTCATCAACGGCGCTTACGGCTGGGTTGATGGAAGGTCCACGATTGATCCGACGCAGAAGGCGTTTATCTTCTCGACTGCCTCGCAAATCCTGCGCGACATCACCAGCGGTGCGAAGATTGCCATGAAAGGTGGCAACACCTCGGAAGTCCTCGAACCGCTTCGCAGGACGATGATGCGCCTCACCTTTGGAGCGCCAGAGCTGGAGTATCTGCTCGGGAAGGACCGTGACACCTCGGAAGCCGCTAGAAGGGCTATGGCCGAAAATGCACGAGCCAAAGGCTTTGAGATTCCCTCCCCCGGCTTCGGCGGCACCGTCGGCCTGACGAACGTAAAGCGCAAGGCTCTCAGCCAAGCGGTCAGCGACATGGACATCGCCCAGCGTAAAGGCGACACCGCAGGCTATGCCAAGGCGAAAGCCGCCGCACAGAAGCAGATCGCCGAGCTGGAAGCCTACTACCTGAAGCAACGCCTCGAAGCTGGCGATTCACCGGAAGTCGCCGCCAAGACCGCCAAGGCATCCGTCTGGGGGGATTACCAAGAGAACAATCCCGTCACGGCAGCCCTGGGCGGAAAGCGCCCGACAGCCGAGCAATACAAACAGCTCGTGGAGAGCTCCACCGGGGAGCGTGGCCAAGTCATCCGCCAAGGCATCAAGGCGTGGCAGGACGGGGCGCAGGCGCTCTTTGGCAAGCCGGGGAACATCACCAAGGAGGATGTCGCTGAGAATCGCCCTGGAGGCACCGTGCGCGAACCCTCCTACGGTCGCGTCTCGCTGACTGGCGGGGTGTCTGGCCGGATGAAGTCGGTGGGAGTTTCCGCTTCCCGTGGTCGTCGGGCGAAGATTCGCCGCATCAGCCTCACGGGTCGTCGCCGGAAGATTAGCCCAATGAGAAGCCGCAGGAAAAAGATTCGCCGGGTGCGATTGACGGCTTGACGCGAAGTGCTTCTCGTGTAGATTGGCGACGTGAAGCAAGTAGAAACCAATTTGACCCCTGTGCAAACCGAACACCCCGGCCACAGGTTTCCCAGCTTGCTTCACACCCATCGGGATGACAAAGGTCGGGTGTTTCCTTTTTCAGACGCCGATGGCGTAACCCTTCCCTGCTGGTAATGCTCCAGCCAGTTGAAGGTTAAACACGGGCAGATGGACTAAAAACCGGCTGCCTTAAAGAGTGTGCCACAAGCCGCCCGACGCGAGCCGTTCCGAGCACACTGATAACAGCAGTTCCAGCGCGTAAAAGCTGGTGCGGGTTCCGATGGTTAAGGTGTCCCGGAGGGCTGTTCAAACCGAAGCGAAGCGACCGAGAGGATCTGCCCTTCTGCAACTCTAACTGGCAACAGTTGGAGTTTGCCTCTGCTCCGCTCCCTCAAGGATTCACCCCTCTCCACGCTGTCAGAAACCCCTTGACACCCCGCCAAATCTGGCGGACGCTCGCTGGCATGTCGCAACCCGACCCCTACAAACCACGCGGCCTGACGAAGCTCTGGGGAGACCTCCCCTCAATGGCCAAGGCGCAGGTGAACAGCGGGAAGAAAAGCGCTGTGGCATCTGCTCAGAGGTTCACCCGGATGTGCCCCATCTGCGGGCTGATGTTCGATCGCTCACCACTGTTCACCTCGCCGGAACTGAAGATGGCGGAGTGCAAGGGGTGCAAGGAGAAGCTGGCTGATGGGAGCGTTGCCTTCATCACCGCCTCGCGGAGATACGCCATCGTGAAGTTCAACCCGGCTCTGAAAGAGCGGCTCGTGGAGTTGAGCCATGTGGAGAACCTTCCGGTGGATGATGCGGTGTTCGTCGCCAAGCTCGCCAATGCAGCTCCCGGTGGGACTGTCACCTTGAATGATGACGAGATGAATGCACTGGAGAAGTTTCATACGCAGGCAAACTGATGCCAACCCTCCCGCAAGTCCTTGACGAAGTTCCCCCCTTCATCGTCGCCGCGATGGCGAAGGTGGACCGGAAACCCCTTTCTCGGATGCAGTTGGCGGAACGCTCCCGGCTGTCCTTGCGGATGGTGGAGCGGCTTTGCGCGAGGTGGGATTGGGATGGTGTAGATACGAACGTGTGTGGAGCTTTTGCCGACGCTGCCTGCGTGGACCTGTTCAAGCCGTTCAAGGTTAGGAGATTCCTGCTGGCTGCGGCTGTGTCGGACAAGCCGCTGAAACACTATTCACCGGCTGCTAGGAAGACTTTTAACAGATGCTTGGAGAAGTGGATTAGGAGGAAACTGTGAGGAACCATGTTTATTGACAGGCCAAAAACGAATCGGGACTTGGGGTGGTATGAGCGGGAGTTTGGGGTGTCATCAGGAGACGAGCCGGTAGAACGAGCTGCTTTCAGGATTGACCGGAACTGCTATTGGTCCTTCTCAAGCGTTGACCCGGAAGCCACCGAGGTCGTGAACAAGTTTGGAGAACGGCAGCTTGGGAAGCTGCTATCTGAAGTTGAGGACAGGAGGAATCGAGAGCTTGGGTTCGCACATGCCGAGTCTTTGCGAGTAGCGAATGGGAGTCAGATTTGCGAGTCCATCTCAAAAGTGTTCAGCCAGATTGACTCACTCAACACTGCGTATCTTGCAATTTACGATGGTGACGGAAACCTCAATCCTTCGTTCATTCGCAAGCTGTGCGCCGTTGGAACTTCTGAGCCAGCCAAAGTCGGAAGAAAGCTCACCCCTGAAGAGCTTCAGAAGAGGCGCGACAAGATTGCTGCAAAGAGGAAGGCGAAGGAAGATGAGCGCAAGCGCGTGCTGGCTAGGCAGGCAAAGCGTGAAAAGGAGGCTGAACTTGCCCTTGCAGTATCCATTGAAAACGAAGGTCCATACACTGATGCTGTAAGGGAGGCAGTAAATTGCCACATGTTAGGGATTCCAGCCAACTTCCCAAAGTATCCAGATTTCCACGTTCTCCAACCGAGGGCGATGGAGATTCAAAAGAGGGTCGGCCCGCTAACGAGAGAGGCGTTTGGAGTAGTGCTCACCAGTGCCGACGACTTCGTTTCTGAGCAAAACAAGATCAACTTCGCAAGAGCCTGCATTCGGTCGCTTAGGAATCAGACTGCACCTCCAGATTACGAAGAATTTGGGGTCCACAGCGATGCTGCCGCGCTTATAGTAAGCCGCTGTCAGGGTGCCATCACCCTGGCATCCACCTGAAAGCGACTGAGCGTGAACACCGCGCCCACGGGCGGGATGACCTGGCCAAGCTCGTTCTTCCCAATCACCGACAACTCGAAGTAGAGGAAGCGGCCCTGGAAAAGTCCAACCCAGTTCTCCGACTTCACCGGCCTTACATTTGCAGCCAAGTATTGAGCAGTCGTCCGGTCGTCGGGGCAGCGGATCTCCCTGTCCGTCATCCGATGCCAGAGCACCTCGCAGGAATCTCCGTCCGTGGTGAACTCCGCCTGCCACTCCGGGGCGAAGTCGTCTGTCTCATAGCCAAAAGCCAGCGGCTTCAGGTAAGGATTGGCGTCTCGCGCCTGATAGCTCGTGCCAATGCGCAGCCGCCAGTAGTTTGAGTCGCCGAGCAGGTCTTGAACGGTCGGCTCCATAAGGAACTGCCGGATGGACTTCTCGTAATCCATGTTCCCTAGCGGGAACATCCCGCGAACGATGCTGAAATAGCCGTCGTTGACATATTCCCCGACGAACGGGACGTAGTTGCCCTGCGCGTCGAAGGAACCCTCTCCAGTGGCAGCGTTCTCGCAGCGTTCCCGGCTGTAGCTCGTGCCGAGCTGCTTGATGGAGTAGTCTTCGGAGGAGGCTCCAATGAAAAGCTGCTGCTGATTGCATTCCGTGCAGAAGTCATCAATGGTTTTTCCACCGATGTTGGCGCAGAGGCCGAGGAAATCGTCGGTGCAATACTCATCGAGCCACTCATCAAGCGTCTGCCGACGGTCGCTGCGGTAGTTGGCGAAGACGGTGAAGCCGTGGTCAATGATGTCGGCGGTGTTGACCCGCAGATTCGCCTGAATGGTGCGGAAGTTGAGGCATCCCTCACCACTTTTCGGCCAGGACCAGAGGATTGTCTTCAGGTTTGGCCAGTATTCGCCCACCGGCCCGGAGCAGCAACTCGTGTCGAGGGTGTTAATGACCAGATTTGAGGAGCGCCACAGCCATTCGGGCTGTTGAGGTTCAGCCAGATAGACGTTCCATTGATAGAACGCATCCCGACCCAGCCAGTAGAGGTTGTTGCCGTCGCTTACCAAGGTCTGCGGATAGACCAAGCACTTGTCCCGGTTCGTCGGCTCGGTATAGACGCGAGCAAACCCGAAAGAAGCCCCGTTCACGAAGCACCGATAGATGCTCTTATCGGTGAAGATTACCAGATTCCCCTGCAACTCCCGCGCTGCGAGGATAGTTTCCGTGTAGGGAAGGTCTTGGAAGTTCGCCACGGTGGCCGCTGAAGGCACCCACGTCAGCGGATTATTCACACCACTCCACCGGACACGGCTCGTGTAGCGAGTTCCATCCTGAACGACGTTCATCAGGAAGATGCAGCCGTTGAAGCTGGCTGCAACCGCTGCCTGTGTCACGTCCAGGGTGTTCAGGTCGGCGATTTCGTTGACCGCCGAATCGCCGCATCCTGCTGGAAGCGTTCCGATGGAGTAGCTTTGAGGCTTATCGCGGTTGTTCGTGAAGATGATGGTGTTGCCAGCCTGCCCAACGGACCACCTGAGCTGGGTGGCAGTTGTTCCACCCCCAAAGTTCCTGCCGATGTAAGTCCAGTCGCCAGTGCTTTCGCTCAGGATGGCGAGGGAGGATTGCTGGCCGCGAATCAGTCGGCGGATGCCGAGGTTGTTGGTGGCCTCGTAGAGCATCGTAATCGGCTCTCTGACGGGCAGGGTGTCGAAACAGTCGCCTTGGTCGTGCGCGTCCTGATTAACGTAAGGAGAGGCATCTGCGAGCAGCCGCTCCCATCCGTAGCCTCTGGCGAGCTTGTCATTGTCGTCCACCATCATGTTCAGCTTGAAGCGGAACGAGTTCGCGGGGGCGTCCTCCGGGTTGGAGCGCGAGTCCATCGGCCCAAGGAGGGGCCGCAGGATGATTGACTTGTAGGGGGTGGTGGCCATTACCAGGTGATGCGGACTTTGCCGTCTTCCCCGCTTGTTCCAGCAGCGCCAGACCCAGCGGCACCAGCTCCTCCACGTCCGCTGGCAAGCCCAACCGAAGCGCCCCCAGCTCCAGGACTGCAAGATGGAGCAGCAAGAGATGCTCCACCAGCATTGCCATTGGTTCCAACCCCACCTGAACCTCCAGAGCCACCAGCGCCACCCGCCCGAGAAATGTTACAAGCTCCGTAGGTTCCACCGCCGCCTCCGATGGCTAACACATACTCAGCCCCGTAGCTAACCGACGAAACTTGCCCTGAACCGCCATTGAAAACTCCACCCACACCACCGGCTCCAACGACGATGCTAACAGTGCCGCCCGGCGTCACTGCAAAAGTGTGGACCCGCTTCTCGCCAGATCCACCGCCAGAACCGACCGGCAGGTTGGGAGCGGTGCAGAACGGGCATTCACCACCAGCGCCAGCACCTCCGCCAGCCACCACCGTAACGGTAATCTCGTTGACGCCATCAGGAACGGTCCAGTCTTGTGAGGATGTGAAATTCGCACTACCTGACCCACTTGGAGTGGTCGAAGTGGAAGTCCCACCTCCGCCACCGCCACAGCCCGTCGCGCAAATCTTCGCCTTAAACGCTTCCGTGAATGAGAGGTTCTCGTTGTAGATGCAGGAGTAAGCGTTGGACCAGAGCCGCGAGGCTGGCCCAAGCTTGCTCAACGCCTCGCACACCGAGGAGTTCTGGTCAATGATCAGGGCTTGGAAGTCCGAAGGTGTTGGGCAACTCATGGTGATGTGGAGCTTGAACCGCTGCCACCGCAGTCAGCATTGCAAATCTCACTGGTAAATTCTTCCGTAAAGGTTCCATCTTCGTTGAACCACGCCGCCCACCACCGATGCAGCAAAGCCTGTAATCCAGTCTCTCGGTCCATCAAGGCGCGCAGCTCCTCGCAGGTGGGATTGTCTGGGTTGGCAGGAACAAGCGCCTCGAACTCAGATGGCAATGGCAACGACATGCTGGCTCTTACTATGGAGCCAATACTTTATCGTTCAAGTCCAAAACCGAGGCATCCCAAACCGCTCCAGATACTCCTCTAACGACCGCGTGAACACCCGTTCCGCGAAGACCCTTTCAACCTCGATGTTGGACTGGTCGTTTCGGAACAGGTCCATCGCAATCTTGAAGTCCTGCGCCGGGAGCGCGTGCTGACGCATCTTCGCCACCATGAACGCCGTGGCATCCTCTGGGAAGAGCGTGGCCGCAATCATCAGCTTGTTGTAGAGCGTGGCGGCAACCTTGTAGGTGTAGGTGGTGGCAGTCCTGAACTGGTGCCCTATCCGAACATCCGTCATCTGCCTGCATTCACCACCAGCCAGCCAGACTTTCAGCGAGAGGTAAGGCTCTGAGGAACCCCAGTGGCGGAGCATCCTCATGCCGCCAATCTTGAAGAACAGGCTGCGGGGCATGAAGTAGGCGGCTCCCAGGACGCAGGGTATCACGTCGTTGTTGGCCGGGTGCCGCTCTTTCGGAATCCACACCGGCTCAATGAACTGCATCAGGTGCGGCTTGTTCTTGTTCGGCCCGAAGAAGTTCAAGGTGGCCCCGTTGTAGGTCTTGCTCTCCGGGGTCATCTGCATATTCTCCGCGTTCAGGTGGACGCAGGTGCATCCCCATAAGGTGTTGTCGCTGGATTCCAACCTCTCAAGCGCCTTCTCATACCACCCAGGCTCGAACCTCATGTGGGCGTCTATGATGAGTAGATGCTTCCGGCTGGCCATCGTGGCGGCGATGTGGCGGGCTGGTCCTACACCGGCTCTCCCGTGGACGGTCCTGAAGACCACGTTCTTATCGTCGAGCAGTAGGGGCTTGTCGGAGCCATCATCCAAAACTACGACTTCAGGAAGGTCGCCAGCCGTGTCCCTGATGGAGCGAATCGTGGCGTTCGTTTCCTCTTGGTCGTTCCGGCAGGTGATGCAGACGGAGATCATTCGCTCGACTTTAGAAAAGCAACCCAGTGGGTGACTGATTTCTGGCCCCCTTTATGGCCGTAGAGCGGCTTCTCCGGCGTAAGCGCCAGAATGTCCTTCAGGGGGATTTGCGTCTCGCACCACTTGAAAATCAGCGTTCCGTTCGGCTTTAGGACTCGGAAGCATTCAGCAAACCCGAGACGGAGCATCTCCTTCCACTCACCATTCAGGCACCCGTATTTCTTCGTCACCGTGCCGAGTTCCGCATTTCGGATGATGTGGGGCGGATCAAAGACAATGTGCCAGAACGAGTCGTTTGGAAACGGTAGCGCGGTGAAGTCTGCCACCACGTCGGGTCGCACCCGAATGGTGGTGCCGCTAGGGTAGGCGCGGTCGGGAGCGATTGTGTAGTCGCAATCCCGCCTGTCCACGAACGTCACCCGGCTGTCAGCCTTGTCCATCCACATCATCCGGCTTCCACAGCAGGCGTCGAGCACTGGCTTGGGTGACTTTTCTTCAGCGTTCATAATCCATTACTGCTTACATCTCCTCATCAAGTAGCTCCTCGCAGCCACCATCTCCAGCCGCTCCTCCACCAGCTCCTCGTAGCGTTCCTTCTGCTCGGCATCCCACTCGCCGGTCAACTCCCCAAGCGCGGACACTATCTGCTCGTGCTCATGGTCTATCTCGGCCAGAACTTCGGCAACGGTGGATTGTTGGGTGAGTGGGTTCATGGGTGCGCTTTCAGATATTCCCGCGTGAGCTGCCAGTAGTCATGCTGCCAGCGTGGATGTAGAGTTACCTTGCCGCGTTTCGGCATGGCTTTCATCACGAGACGCTTGACGGTCTGCATTCCATTAAGCTGCCCCGGTCGGTCTGGCCCCGTGCGGGAGATGTTGTTGGAGTGCCAGCGGTAGAGGAATCCGGTGTCCTCTGGACGGCATTCCACCCGCGCTCCACCATGACGATTCGCCAACAGTCTTCTAAAACCCTTGTCCTCCCCGGAGTTCTCGTGGGGGAACCCTCCGACAGCCGCCCAAGCCGACTTCCTGAAAAGCGATTGGTTGGTGGCTTGCTCCGCCATCCCTACAATCCTCCCGTTACGAAGGCAGAAGCGACGGTCCTGCCGAATCCAGTCCCGGCCTTCCAGCCTGGATGCCAGCCATGAGAGGTATCCCGGCAGGATGATGTCGTCGTCGTCGAGGTTGAGGATGAACTCCCCCTCGCACTTCTCAATGCACTTGTTTCGGGTTTCCCCTAGGGTAGCCGGTCTTGAGTAGGCATTGATAACGCGCACACCGGGAGCGGTGCAGACCAAGTGCTGCCGCTCGTAGGTGTTGTAGATCAACATCTCCTTGCTGGGATAGTCCTGCCGGAGAAAGCTCTCGATGGCTTCCTCCAGCATTCCCGTGCGGGCGTAGGTGAGCGTGGCGAGGGAGATTTTCACGGCAAACTAGATGACAGCGAAATTCTCATGCCACTCAACCTTGCGGCCAAGCACAGCTCCAAAACCCACCGCAAGTGCGTGGTAGTCCGGGTCGTTAGTGGAGTTGATGATGAAAGCATCCGCCTGAAGACGGCGAACTTGATCCATAAACCCGTGCATCAACGATGTGGCCCTCGGTCCATCCAGCAGAACGAACTTGAAGTGGCGCTTCCAAATGTGCGGATACCTGTTGTAATCGAATTGGTAGATTCCGTTTTCAATCGGGGCGTGGATGTAGGTGGAGTTGTGGCGGTTTAACCACTCCTTGTCAGGCTCAACTGAGGTAATGTCATAGACATCTCCAAAGTAGCGCGTGCTCACGTCGCCGCTGCCAAACTCAAGCGCGGACCCTGAACTCCACCGATCCAGAATGTAGAACAGAAGATCCTTGGAGATTCCTCCTTTGACGAACTTGCATCGCTCCTTTTGGAAGCCGAGCTGAAAGGCTGGGACTAGAGGACGGGTTCCACCACCATACTTCTTGGAAATAAACTCCACCATCGGCTCGATTTTGGAAAGATGGTTGTAGAGCGGCCTTGGAGCGTGCGATTCGAGGTAGCCACCCGCATTAAGCTTCTCCATGTTTAGGTTCCAGCAGGAGCGGTCGAGGGTGTCCCTCTCGATGTTGTATCCACGCTCGACTTGGGTGGCTGAAATCTGATTCTCAAGCCGCAGCGTGCGGATGAACCTTTCGTCAGAGAAACAGGATTCAAGCTCGTGATAGACCTTGGTTCTGATGTCCTCGTTGGGCTTGTGATTCCCACGATTAGCCCACGACTCAACGAGGTCGTGATAGCTCAGATCGTTTGGGTTCAGCAGCTTTTTCCAAACATCCCCTTCCGCTGTCATCATGGAAGCTGGGGCCGACGAAAGATGCTTTTGCTCTGGAGTATGGGCGTTATACACCTCTGCCCCGCACAGGAGCAGGCTTCCTGTGGCACGCTGCTGAACCTTCGATGCTGGCCATTCCGGCTGCAATGGAATGAGGTCAATATCTTGGATGTAGCCCACCTTGCTGCCCATCTTGGAGCAATGAATTGAGCGGACCATTTTCACCAGATTGCAGTCCGGGACTCCGCCGTGAGTCCTGTAAAGCGTAACCTCGCCATGCCTGCGAAGCTCGGCCACATACGGGTCAGCTTCATCACGGTTTGTCAGGAATGCCAGATGCGGCTCCACTCCGAACACAACGCGGTTGGCCCACGCAGCTATCGGCCAGAAATCTATGTAGAGCGGGTCTTCGTTGGAAGACATCACTACGGTATCAATAAGATGTTTCATACAACTTCAGCCAGACTCCTCTTGTCCTCGCACCCGTGGAACTCAACTTCAATGCCGTTCTCTTTGAAGATTCCCAAGTCCATATATTTGGGTCCACTCGAACCGGAGAGATACTTCTTGGCACCGAACCGCTTGCAAATCTCGACCAGCCTGCTCCCTCCATTTGCCTCAGTCGGCCAATCCTCTTCAATCTGCGTCTGTATGCCCAGCATCTCGCACGCTCTCCTGATGATTGCGACGTTGGTATTCCACAAGGAATCGCTAACGAGATCATCGAAGGCTTCAAGCCTTGGGAATGCCTTACGGATTCTCGCCCAATCCTCTGAGTGGCTGGAGTATCGCTTGTTGATTATACTGTCCAGACCGCCTCGAATGGACATGGTGTGCCATTCACTTCCGATAGATAGCCGGAACCGATTCTGAAAACCGCCCTTCTCAAACTGGCAATTCCCAAGCAGCACAAAGACATCTGCGGATTCGATCTTATCGAAGAACGGCATCCACGGAATAAAGTTCGGCTGGTGGATTGCCACTTTCATGCTTTTAGCTGGCTCTCGAAATCCCCCATCGTAGCGAAATCGTGGGTGTGGAAGTAGTGGTAATCGCAGTCTCCAACCTTGTTGAACTTCAGGTGGGACATCCCATCGTGCAGCCTCGCAAGCTCGATCCCGAACTCCTCGCACACGGCAATCGTATCGGAATCATACTTGTGGAATGGCGGCACGAAAATCTTCGAGCCAGCCAGCGAGCACGACATCACAATGCTCATCTCCTGAGCCGCCTTGTCCAACAGTCGGTGATCAACGTGAGCCATTCCGTGAGCAGCCACGATGTCAGCCATAGTTGTCATTTCATACGGGATGCCCAAAGCGTTGCTCTTGTAGAACATCCTGAAGTCTGGCTCACGATGCAGTATTGATGGGAACACCCTTTCGTCGTTCGACTTGAACACGCAAGGCGAAACAGCCATCACTATGCTGCATCCAGCATAGGTGGACCTCAGAATTCCAACCATCTCACTCAACCTTGCTGGGTTGGTGTTGATGCTTACATCGTCTATCCTGAAAGTTTTCACGGAATTGAACTCACCATCTTGGCGATTTGTGGATGACCTTCTTTCAAAAAGAACTCCTCGACGCGCTTGTAGTCGAACCCCGGAACGCCGAGGAACGGAATGAGCATGTCGGCACGATCTCGCACCGCATCCGTCATGTCCTTGATTTCGGACTCCTTCGTGCTGGTGTATTTGAAGCTGGCCATCGCGTCAGGGGTTTGGTCACGCCCCGAGATGCGATGCTCACACAGCGAATGCTGCATGACCGGCCAGATGCGCGTCATAAGTAAATCCTGATCGTCACCATGCCGGTCAAGGGAGAACCCGGCAATAATCCCGTCGGAGGCATCCGTAACGGAGAGACGC